AATTGTATTCTCTGTAGTCTGCCAATTCAAGTGATAACGGGTCATAATCGCTGACCCCGTTCAAGACTGCGCAGGTCTCCTCATCAGTCAGCGGTCTTACGCATTCGGCGCAGGATGTCCAGCGCGGTATTGATGTGCCGTCAGGTTGCGGGTCATAAACGCGAACGGTCTTGCGCAAATCTTTATCCGTCAGGCACAGGATTTTGCCCCGCCGATGGTCTATGCGGCGCCGACCTGGGACAGTAAACCTCCGCTCAACCCTGTAAAGCCGTTCGTTCGGCTCAAGTTCTATGTGTGGCATTGCTCATCACCCTCCTTTGAATGTATTTCGGTTTCAGTTCCATTACGCGCCCAACGCTCCAGATGAGACGCGAGCATCTTCGCCTCCTCGCGCGATAGTTCCGCGTCCCACCGCAATATCGGTTGCCCAGTAACTATCCGCCACAAGACCGACAGTATCTCCCGCCAGCCCCACCAGTAGGGTTGCGACCAAAGTTGAATGCTCACGGTGTCGTCGTCGTGGTCGTATTCCAGTGCAATAAACTCGCCTTGGCATACGCAACGGAAAATGTCCGCGTCCTGCGGCGCGATTTTGTCTGCGACCTCAAGCGGCATTCTGCTATCTTTCATTGCCCGCCTCCTCTGCGTAACGGATTGCCAAGAATAGATGATACGCCACCTGCGGGACAATGGCATTCCCAAGTGCTTTCATCCGTTCTTTCCTGTGCTGTGTGGGACTGATGGTAATTCCGTCCATCCGTCCGGGAAGCCCATCATCCACTCCACCATTGCACCGCTCAAGCGCAACTTCTCGCCAATCTCGTTGCCAAACGCTTCTATCGCATTCGCCAGCCCATCTTGAGGTGACGCCAGACCTCGTTGCGTTTTCCCTTTCCAATCCCTCGCTTTCGGCGTGGGCAATAAGCCAGACCCGCTTCCGCAGGTGCGGTGCTCCGACGGCAAGAGCAGGAATAACAAGCGTTTGTGTGGCGTAACCTGTGCCCTCCAGCGCAGTGCATATCTCCTCCCACACCATCCCGCCTTCAATAGTAAGTATTCCAGGCACATTCTCAAGTATAAGCCACTGCGGTCGCAAGAGTTCAATAACCTCAAATAATTCGTTCCAGAGATATCGGCTGTCTGCTCTGCCGAGGCGTTTTCCGCCAACGGAGAAGGGTTGGCAGGGAAATCCAGCGGTGAGAATTGAAACTCCATCGTTTTTGTGTTTTCTCCAGCCATCAGGGTTCCTCCTGATTTCCTCTATCAAATCCCTAATGTCCCCGTGTATCTCCGTCCCTGACCAGTGTATCGCCAGGATTGCACGGCAAAACGGGTCAATCTCGCAAAAGATATGACGCACATTGTCTTGCCCAAACGCCCAGTCTGCCGCAAGGGAAAATCCACCAATCCCAGCAAAGATATCATAGTGGACTACTTTCACGACCTACCTCGTGAATGACGGGCACAGGCGGGAGACACGGCGCCGAAACATCCCGCCAGCCCGGCAATGGTATGGGGATGCGACATAGGGAGGGAAACGCCCCGAATTGCCTGCTGGTGACCGGTGGAAAAGCAGGCAGCCCGTGTTGTGGGGCAGTTTTCTTCATACTTTCGCCACCAATTTCCACAAACGAGGAACATCATCCACTTCAAAAACCCACACCCAACCGAATTTGGCGCCAGGACGCTTTACGGCAAGAATGTCCGTCGTGCCACGCATTTTGCAAATGGTGTCACGGGAGACATCTGCCCGCCAAAAGAGCCCATAGCCGATGCCGCAGTCTTGAATGCTACTTGCTAAAATACTGCTGGTGGAGTTCACGCGCCAAATGCCAATGGGGACGGATTTACCAGTCTTGACTGACACAGTATAAGAGATGTCCGGGTTACGGGCATTCACAACCCTCAAGTCCCATCCCGCGCCATCTTTCCGATGACGCGCTGACTGTCCAGAGAGTGGCGACCGTTCCACCTCCAAGCCCGCTTCACGGAGTATCCGCGCCAGTTCTTCCTCCCGCGCCCGTCCCCGCGCGTAATTGCGATTGCCAATTTTCGCCATTTCAAGCACCCCCAGCACAGGAGCGCCCAAGAAAACCTACGAGCGCCCCCAGAAAGATGATACCAAATCCGAGCCATAAGGCATAGTCCCGTCTCATTATGCGCCGATACCGCGCAGGATGACGGCGGTATTCCATATATTGCTCCCAGTCTCGTTCAGTGTTTTCCACCGCTATGCACCTCCTTTTTGTATTTATTGATGTCCTCAATCGCACCGTCGTATGAGCCGAATATAAGTTGGATGGATGGGTCGTCAATAAGCCCTTTTTTAGAGAGTATCTCGCGTAGGTCGGCAATAACCTTACTGGCTACTGATATAGAGGTTCTTATCTCGTAGTTTGGGTGCTCGCGCGCAACCGCCGCGCACACCCTGCCAATATACACACCCGCGAGATGTGCGAGAAGCGCTATGTCGCAGACATCCTTCTGCGTAAAAGTGTTGTTCACATCGCGTTCAGTGTTTTCCATCACTGCTCTCCTCCCTTTTGTTATTGTCGTTTTCTATGTTGGCGAGGTAATTCTCCGCCAACCAAATCTGCTCGGTATAAACTGATAATAGATAATCAAAAGCCCCCGCGTCGCCGTCAATTTCAAAGACCTCGCGCAGTCTTTTCAATCTGGATATCGTGTCTTTAGCATAGCGCAATACTCGGCGTATGTGGGCTTTGTCGTTCACTCGCAACTTGATATGCCAATACAGTGCATCCGTCAGCAATGTCGCGTCATAGACGGTGCGAAGAAGTGCGCCGAGTGGAATAATTTTTTCGCTCATTGTTCACCCTCCTTTGGGTTGTTCTGTAATGCCTGTAAATACCCTTCGGCTTCTCGTATCCGTTCGCGAAAGTATTTGAAAATCCAGTAGAAGTGTGTTTCTTCTTCATATCCAGATGGAACGCAGTAAGCCTCCAGAGTATAGTGGAGCCCATTCACCGCGTCCCTCGCCATCCGCAGGAGAAGTTCTACTTCATCCTGACTTGCCTCCCTGCTTACTGCACAGGAAAGACGCTCAATCATCGCCGAAGTGTGGTGAACGCTCGTGGCGATGATACCAACCATCAGAAGTGTTCTGCTATCCATAGACATCATTCTCCTTGTGATAGATTGTCTTCATTGACTATTCTCCTCGCCCGAATTGTCTTCCCCGTGCCACTCTATACAATCCTCGCATTCGTAGGTTGCCCCGCAGTCGCATACCCAGACCCCGTCGCCTGCGTAAACGGAGACTGACCTCAAGCATTCCGGGCAGTCCAAGCCTTCCTCGTGACATTCGCAGGGGCAGTATTCTATCATTCTGTCGCCACCTCCGCCATTTTATTGCGCCTTCTTTCCAGTTCTGCCTCAAATTCTGCTTTCCATTCAGGGTGCAGGCGAAGGGCCTCTGTCAATTCGTCAACCCCTTTCTGCGTCAGATAAAGCACCGCTATCCTGCGCCTCCGCCCATAGCGGCTCTCAAGGCGAGAAACGACATATCCCCGCCGAAGGTGCGACCTGTAGATGGTCACATAGTCAGCCATATTGCGCTCCCGAAACCGACGCAGTTCGTTCGTGTCGTAAAGTATTTGCCAGAGTAGACGGATACCCGTCTTGCCCAGGTGCCTCCCAGGACGAGTTATCCGCTTCCCCATCACTGCCCACCCCCAGGATACAGCCATTTCTCTATGTATCCAAGAATGCGTCGCTTCGTGTCTATCTTTTCTCGCCACTCGCCCTGAATATGCGCAGGGAGTGTTGCGAGCATTTCTTCTGCCTCTCGCAAGCGCTCCTGCGCCTTCCCGTAAGCCTCCCGCGCCCTGCCCTTGGCGTCAGTTACGCGTTCAAGCACATCGGCGATTGCAAAGTCTATTTTGGTCAGCGAGATTGCCATCTCAATTTTCCTTCTGTCCACCCACGCTCCCTCCCAAGATAAAGATTTTTCCGCCCCGCAAGTCTAAAATCTGTCCCAACCTTCGCCGTATTCGTTCATCATACCTGCTTTTGAGTTCCGCAGGCGTCAGGTTCGTGGTGATTATTGTCGGCTTGCGGTTCTGGTCGCGCGCATTCAGGATAGTCTGCAAATTTACCAGTCCCATCTCGTTTTCCGTCCCTATGTCGTCAATTATCAATCCATCCGCCCTCCCGCATTCCAGTATCCGCGAAAACGGCACAATGCCAAGCGCCGAAGCCGAAATCAGGGTCGGCGGGACTTTCTCCCGCCACAGGACCATCAGCGCCCCGCTGGTTTTACCTGACCCGACGGGTCCGCTGATTGTCAGTGGCGCCGACGCGTTCCACGCCTTGAGTATCGCCTCCTGATATTTATTAGGCTCTGCTTTCAGCACCCATTCCATCCCGCATAGGTCTTCCCGAAACATTGCCACCATAAATGCTCTCTCTTTGTTTCTTGCCTCCTGTCTCCTGTAAGCCTCCTCTTCTGCTTGCCTCCTCGCGACGCATATCGGATGGTTACAGGGCTTCCCCTGTGCGTCGTATCCTGGACACGCAATCTTATGCCACTCATCAGAATTCGGGTCTATGGTGTTTCCTATCTGGTCTATGTAGTCTGCAAGCCTTTTGAGTTCATCGTAAATCATTCTTCATCCCTCCTTTTCAATTTCAATCTCCACCCAGTCTCTCCCCTCGTGCGTCCTATGATACCCAAGCGCCTGTGGCTTCCCACGATAACCTTGCTGTGAACGGGACAGCCACGAAGTTATGAAGCGCCTTACCCCTCGCCTCGTTTTCTTCTTTGTCGGATTACCCAAAAGCCAACCGCGCATCAACCTGAATTCTTGAATTACATCAACCGCAGGATATAGGCGTATCAATTCTTTGAGAAAGTCTGCCTCAACGGAATACTCTGTTCCGTCAATGAGTGGCAGTGGCGGTGCCTCCAGTGGTGGCTCCTCTACTTTCCCTTCCTCCTCTCCTCTTCCTTCCTTCTCTCCTTCCCTTCCCTTTTCCCCCATACCCCCTTTACTCTTCTCTGTCTCTCTTTCTTCACATCTCTTCTCTTCACTGCTATTATTATTGTTTGGCGGAGCAAACAGAGCAAACTGTCCATTCTGTTCATCTGTAGCGTTCACTTGTTTCCCATCACAGGACTTCTCGCCTTTCCCCGATGTGACGGGGGTTTTGTCACCGAAATAGGCGAACTTTTGTTCGTCTAAATAGGCGAACTCTACTTCGTCTAAATAGGCGAACTTTTGTTCGTCTAATTGCACGAACTTTTGTTCGCCTAATTTTTTGCAGGAATGACCCAGCAGGATATAGCGGTGGCCACGATGGTCTCCCCCCTCGCCTTCTGGAATGCGCTCCACCGAGATAAATCCAGCCTTCGTGAGTTCCGCGATGAGGCGTTGCACCCACCTGATAGAAACTCCAACCTTTTCCGCAAGGTGCTTCTGCGTCGCATAGTGGTATCCGTCCTGCTCTGGTTGCCGTGAGATGACCACCCACAACATCTTTGCTCTGGGACCTATGTGCGGGCAGGATATCAGCCAATTAGGCATACGCGCACCGCGCATAAAGCACCTCCAGAGAGAAAAGAAGGGGGCGCGGATGGACCGCGTCCGGGATACGCGCGCGCCCCAAAAAGGTGTTTCACGGCAGGAGGTAGCGATGTCCATCTCATCGCTTCTAAAATTCACCAGTCCTTCTGCGGGCAACCGCACCTGCCGCACAGGCGTTCATCGTGGCGGATAATGCGACAGGGAGAGGCGACATTCTTCATCGCCATTCTGGCAAGGCGGAGGCTATAATATCTGGTCGCGGGACCAAGGCGCCCATCCCAGCGTAACTCCCACCACCGCTCTATGCGGAGACGGTGTCCGAATAGCCGGCAAATGAGCCTACAGATGAGACGCTTTATCATATCTCCATCACCGCCGATTTACCCAGTCTGTCGTAATACTTCTGACGCTTCCACCTGTAAAGCCGGAGAGCCGACGCCCAGGCGGCATAATCGCTTGCGTCGTCGTGCTCCCGCAGTTGCCAATTCGGAGGCGAAAGATACAGCGCCCCGCGCCGGTAATCGTCCCACCGATAAGATTTTTGTGCAATGCAGTCGTCAAGGTCAAACCGCCCTAATGCGTGAACATATGCGGCGGTTTGCAACCGATGTGCGGGGTGAGGCTTGCCGGTTTTGATTTCTATTATCCACCAGCCATTGTCTCCGCGCCGAAGTAAGAGGTCAACCCGCCCACTGAAACCGTCTATGTGGTGGCACACCGGCTTCTCGGCGGCAATGACCTCGTATCCGAGTGTGCGAGCCGCGCGAAGCCACTCCCGCCAGTGTTCCACATAGGGCTCGGCGTCGGGCACCACGACATCGGCAGGCAGTTCCTCGCCAATGGCAAGGCGCGCGAGGAGTTTATGCAAGTATTCCCCCCAAGCCCGCGCCCACCGAGCCGCCTCGGTGTCTGGGTAGGTGGGTAGGACGCCCGTCGCAGTCAAGATTTGCGTCACCGACGGTAACCGCTCCAGGTCTTCTTCCAGTTCAAGCGGTTTCTGCGCCATTTTGCGCCTCCTCCTTCGGCGGTTCCTGTGCGACCGCCCTCTCAAGCGCCTCTACCCGACGCTGAAGCCCTACCAGGGCATTTTGACGCAATTTCGGGTCGGAACACTTCGCGTGGATACCTCTCAACCGTGCCTCATTGATGTTGTCATACTTGACCTGCCCCCTGTATTCCCCGATAGCCAGCATAATTCCAGGTTGACCATCGGGTCCCGGAGTGTCTGCGGAGAGGGTCAGCGACTTCAGCGCGACCAGTCCCCGCTCCAGGAGTTCATCCTCCTGCGTTTTCCCTGCTTCCCCGCCCGCCGCCGCCTCGGTGTCCAGAGTCGGAAGTTCGGCAGGGTCGGGCTGAATGCCGACCAGTTCCTCGGCAAGGTATAGCCCGTGCAACGCGTCGGGGAACGCGTCGCGAAGCGCAAAAGCCCGTGCCCTCATCTGGAGCATTCGGATTGGGAATGACTCCCACGGTCCAGGCTTATCCCAAAGTGAAATTTTCTTATTGCCCGCCCACACGATTGTGTTTTTGGCTTGCGCAACGGAAAATGACTGTGTGATGGGTTCCCTTCCCCGCCTTTTGGCTATACAGATTGCGGTCAGCCCGTCGGGGATTTTGTCGCGCGGTAAGCCTGCAAATCTTGCTTTCTCCTCAGGCTTCAACGGCTTATCGTCCAGGGCAAAATACTCAATGATATCCTCGCAAGCGGGATGAGCGAGACAAACTGCAAGCGCGTGGTCACCCCAAAGCGACGGAGTGCCATTGATTACTGTGATTGCCTGCAGGGCTTGCGCGCCGTCAAACCCCAATCTTGCGCCGTGCATCAGGGCAATGGCGACATTGGCCATCTTCCCACGATAGACAGATGGTATTAGGTCGGACTGCGATAGCAGTTTGCTAAAGGTGACCAATTCTTTTATCGTTCGCGGTCTCCAATCCACCCCGCGAGCGAGCGGTTGCGCCGATTGCACAGCAGGAGCGAGCGTGTTCTCCGCCCCAGACTGAAGTTCAGGTGTGTTATCAGTCATCTCACGACCTCCTTTTTACGGCGTCACGGGGTCGTGAGTTCCCCGCGCGCCGGAATTGTCCGCTTGTCCTTCCCCCGCGTCGGCGGCAAGGATATCCAGAAGCGCCCTCGCCTCCGGCTCAGTCAGCAGGGGTAACTTGATGGACACGATTTCGGGTATCTGTAATGCCTGCTTTACGAGATACGAGTAATCCATATGGACCTGCGCCGATGTGCGAATAAAGAAGATGGCGTTAGCACAGCGAGTTCCATAGCCCGCGTTGTCATCCCAATACCACTCTATGCCATCTTCATCCGCGACGGCTTTATCAATCATCCCCTTCAGATATTCGGCAACCTCTTCGGCGGCAATGATAGCCTCTGCGGTTGCCCGCGCCCAGCGTTCCAGTTTCTCGCGAATATTCATCTCTCCTCGCCTCCCCATTATTTTCCCCACTTCAGCGTGGGACATTTGGCATAATAAGTTCGCAATCGTTCCCCCTGCTGCAAGAACACCTCAATCAAGCGTTCCTCATTCCCTTCCCTGAGGGCAGTAAATGCTTTTTCACCCAACGCTTTCGCCTTCACGCGGACGACTTCTCTAAACTCGCGAAACCACCAGCGTGTCGGTCCATCATTCCAGGTTGTGACCCCTTCTTCCCACACTCCCTCTTGCTGCTCCACCTCTCTGGCGAAGGCATCCGCTTTTCCCTCGTCAAATAAAATGATAAGGTGTCTCTCCTTTCGTGCGACACCTCCCTCGTATGTGCTGCCCATCTCCTCGCCGGTGAGCACCCCGTAAATATATTTCATTCCCGCGCCTCCTTTACGGTTTCCGCGGTCTGCTTCGCGATGTAATGCGGTCGTCTGCAGTGATAGCATCGGGCTTTCTGGGTTGCCGCCAAAACTGCTGGCAGTGCCCACTCCCGCAACATCGGAAGCCAAGCGCCGCACCGATAAACGCTTATGATATCTATAATCGCTCCTGGGAACTTCTTTGACTGAAACGCCCACTCGTGCGGCTCAGTCAGATTGCACACTCTCCACACTGTTATCTCAAATTCCCGGCCACTGTGATGGGCTTCTACGACTATTATGCCAATTCTTGCGATAAAAAGCGCGTGGCGACCACCTGCGAGTGCGCCACGACGCCTTATGAAAATTGGTGTAAGCGGTTCGCCTCGTTCCCCTGCGATTATGCGCGCCCACCCCGCGTTGTTCAGCCCGCCACCCTCTTCCCAGATGGCTGGCTCGCCCCGCTGGGTTAGATAAAGTTGTATTTCGGTTCCCATCCCCGCACCTCCTTTACGGTCGCCGCGTGTGCGGTCCCGCGGTTCCCGGATTTTGTTTTCTTTTCTTTCCCCATTCCGCGACGGGGCTTGCGCCCCGTTTCGCCCGCTGGGATAGGACGGGCTCGTCAGGCGGATTGCAAAGGGTCTCGGTGCTTTGCCTCAAGCCATTTCGGCGGGGGCTTGAGTAGGGTGACCACCTCCAAAAACCCCTCGCCACTCTCCACCGAGAAATAGACGCATTCGCCGCCGCGGGACAGGACATAATAGTCCACCTGCCCGCTCGTTTCGGCGTAAAATTCGGTGTATATGTGCGCTAACTCCCATCCATTCGCGGGACGGAACTGCCAGACCGGCGCCTGGAGTTCGGGCATACCATCGTGCGCCATAGATTCCCAGATTTGTGTCAAGTCGCCATACTCGCGCAGGAATGGCCATTCGTCGGGAAGTCCCCATATGTTTATTGCGTCCATCTTCATTCGTCGTCCGCCTCCTTCGCTTCTGCCATCAGGAGATAGCGGAGAACCTTATTCTTTTTGAGTTCAGTCCATCCGTTTTCGTCAAGCCGACCGAACCCCCGCACCGTGGCGTGTCTCCCTTGGTGGCAGTATTCATAGATGCCAGGTTCGTGCAATTCCCAGGTCATCCTGATGCCTCCGGAGACCCACTCCTTGTGGTCGGGCTCCAAAAATTCTCTCTTGAAGCCGAATTGACTGTCGGTGCCAAGCAGTTTGGCAACCCACGGTTTGCGCGTTCCGCGCGTCTGACTGACGATTTTATACATCTTTTCCCTCCTGCCTCCGGTTAGGCTTTCCCGCAGGGGCTTTGCCCCTTCCCGGTTTTCGCGGGTGTGTCGTTGTCGTTCCCATATCCGCGACGGGAACGGGCACCCCGTCCCCGTTTCGCCGGTGTGGGCTCACCGGCTCGTCAGGCGGATGTAATGGCAGTATCGGCGGTTTCCTCTGTGTCCTCTGTGTCCTCCGTTTCGTCCTCGTCATCTTCTTCATCAGACGATGGCAGTTGCGCATAGTAAATGTGAAGAAGAGCGCCGCAGGTAAAGAAATCTATCAGTTTTTCCTCATCGCCTGCGGTGATAATCTCCGAGAGTTCCTGGAGTTCGCCTTCATCAAGTTCGTCCAGGTTCAACGCAAACACTTCGCGATACTCCCGACTCCACCAGGTTTCATCCGACCATTCGCCCTCATCCTCAACGATGCGCTCGGCATACTCCTTGGCGAGCGCTTCATCAAAGAACAGGACAAGATTATAGGAGGTGCTTGACAATCCGCCCTCCCACCGAGTTCCGATTTGCGTCCCTGTGACTACCGCGTAAATGTTTCTCATTTTTCCCTCCTGCCTCCCGGTTCAGGCTTCCCCGCCGCCCCTGAGGAGCGTCCCGGATTTCGCGGGGGTGATTGTTTTCTCCTTTTTCATTCACTCTCTTTCTCATCTACGAGACGCAACTCTTTCTCGCCATTTCCAATGTCTCCAAGGGCATAGACGCGTCTTATTACGACCCGCCGCCCAGGACGGAGCGCATCTATCCAGTTCTCTGCCGCCCAGGGGTCCTTCAGAAGAATGACCCGGCGAGGTTCGGGCTCCCCGCCTTCTGATGGTCGCACCAATTCAACGCCGAGGTATTTTGTCATTTTCTTTCCCCCTTTCCAGCGACTTGACGGCTCTTGCGGTATAGCCGCAGTGCCGCTCTCCGCCATACCTCCTCGCGTTCCTGCGATAATGCCAAGGCTATCCTGCGCAATTGTCGTAGTGTTCTGATATCGCAACCGCGCGGCGGTGGGAAACCCATCCGCCGGAGTTGCCGACTGATAGCGACGCGCCTTCTCGCCGCGTCACGCTCGGTCAATTGTCTCATCTTATATTCCCTCCCTTGTCCCTGCGCCCCTCATCAGGCGGAGAGCAATTTGGCAACCGCGGTCCCAAATTCTTCAAGTGAAACATAGTGATTGCAACCTCCCGTGTAATCTTCCGCCGACCGTGCGGTGCGAATGAGAATATCCGTAAGCCATCCGCCAGGACGAAACCGCACATCCGGAATGGAAAAATAAACGAATTTCCCGCCAGCCTCGGCAAATCCTGAAATATAATAATGACCAACCCGGAATTTTATCAGGTTAGCGTTGACGCTCGGCAACTGCCGGGAAATTTCCTTCCGAAATAACTTGGCGAAAACTTTGAAATCTTCACCCGCCGTTATTTCGCTGGTGAATTCCCACTTCCGGAAGCCCGCCAGCGTCCTCGGGACTTCCTCTTCTACCCACTTGAATTTTGATACTTTGACCATCTGTATTCCCTCCTGCCGTCCGGTCCGGCAACCCGCGCGCCCTGTGGGCGCTCCCGGATTTTCGCGGGTGGTCTTCAGGTCGCATCCCCCCGTCAACCACTACCATCGTAGCATATCAAAAGCGATATGTCAAGCCCCTATGATGTATCTTTTCACGCGCGCACACGCGCACACGCGCACACGCGACTATATGCTATTATGCTAAGGCGTAATACTTAGTAGCCCCGTAAAATATATAGTATATATGCAGATATACACATGCGTATATATGCATATGTGTATATATGCAGATGTGTAGATAAGCAGACGAGAATAAGGGATATCTCATCCCTGCATCGTGGAGCGACCGCCGACCAACCCGCCGCTTGGAGCGGTTTCGGTGTCCCTGGTCGTGGCTTTTGGGTTCCCTCTGGTGTGCTCACAAAAGCGACTTTGCGATGATATCGGGCTTTTCGTGGGTGGCGTTACTTCCCATAATTCGTGATTATGTAAAATTTGCCTCGCCGGGGATACCCGGGGGTCGCATCGCGGGGGTAGGTTCCTGGGGTGGGTCGTTTGGCGCGTAGGGGTTCTCTCGCTATATTTATCAGGCATAAAGTTTTTGGGTTTCCTGGGTTCTCGGCTTCCGGGCTTTTGGGTTTCAGGTTTCTGGGTTTCCGGGTTTCTGGACTTTTGGTTTTCCGTTCTTCTGCTTCTGTGTTTTCTGGCTTTCCTGTTTCCCCATTTCCGGGTTAGGTTACTTTTTCCGGGTGTGGGTTTGTTCTACGGTTTCACGGTTGAGGTGTTTTGATGGTGTTTTATGGGGGTAAATAATCTGGCGAGGGTAATTATAGCGGGGTGAGGTATTAGGTGGTGGATAAAAGAGAATTTGAGGGGTCTGGTGAAGTGAGTGTGGTGTAGATGAGTGTTGGTGAGGTTTGGGGTGGTATGTGGTAGGATGGTGTTTGGGAGAGGTGAGTGGTGAGATGGAAGGGATGAGTAGGAGCAGGGCGAAGGCTATGTTGAGGGCGAGGTTGAAGGCGGAGGTTGATGGTGTAGCGAAGAAGATGAATGCGGATGTGGTGATAGGGCGGAGGCTGGAGGACTTATTGTTGGAGTTGGGTGATAAAGTAGTTGGGCAAGGGAAGACGAGGATGGCGGTGTTAGCGGAGATGATATGGGACGGGTTATTAGAGGGAGATGCGAAGATGGCGAAGGTGTTTGTGCCGATGATAATGAGGGCGTATGAGGAGAGGGAGCGTGGGAAGTTTGAGGAAGGAGGGCGTCGGTTTATAGAGTGGTTGGTGGCTAATCCGGAGAAGATTGGGCAAGTGGAGAAAGAAGTTGAGGAGATGATGAGGGTGTTGAATATTGGGGGTGAAGGGTGATGAAGAAGGTTAGCGTGGTGGTTCCTGTTCGTGGGTTTCGGTTAGTGAGGGAGATGCTTTACAGTTTATATGGTGGGAATGAGAGTGTGGAGTTAGAGACGATAGTATTGCACGATGGGGAGATAGTTGAAGAAGATGGCGGGAATATTGAGGAGATAGCGAGCGTGGTTGAGGTGGTGCGAGGAGGGTTAGCGGATGGTGGGTCGTTATACCGGTTATGGAATGAGGGGTTGAAGAAAGCGAGCGGTGACTATATAGGGATTGTGCACGATGATGTGTTCTTTACGAGGGGCTGGGATGTTGCGGTATGTGAGGAGTTGAAGAAGGGGAAGCGGGTTGTGTGCCCGTTATGGAGTTATCCGCCTGGAGCGGAGAGGAAGGTTGCGGAGGGCTGGGCGATACCAGTGGCGCGGGTGAAGGCGTCGCAGGTGTTAGAGGCGATGGCGACATTTATGTTTCGTCGGGGGCAAATGGAGGACAGCGAGATAGTGGTTTATGAGAGGTGCGGGCTGGCGGGGTTTTGCTTTTTTGCGCAGAGGGAAGTGTTTGACCTTGTGGGTGGGTTTGATGAGGCATATCGGCTATGGTTTGGCGATGATGATTGGGGGAAGCGGTTAGGGTTTTACAGTATTCCGGTGGTTGTTCCAAGTCGGTTTTACATCTGGCACATTCAAGGGGCGACGACGGCAGGGCTGGATAGGAAGCAATTGGAGGAATGGAGAGAAGCGGATGAGAGATTATTCAGGAGCAAATGGGAGAAAGGCGGTGGAAGTAGTGACAATGGTTGACAGGTTGTCAAGATAGTTAGCAAATGTGGTAAAATGAGGTGTTGGTGGGAAGGGTAGGATGGGCAATGAATTTCGGGACAGGGTTTTAGGGCTTGTGAGGCGGTCGGAGGTCGTTGCGAGGCGGATACTGGAAGCGAGGGAGAACCCGGAGGTTTTCATTGAATCCGTTGTTAGGGACCAGAAAGGGCACCCTGTAAAACTGGGTGAGGTACATCGTGCGGTGTGGCGGTTTGTGAGAGAGAACTTTGAGGCGGGAAATCGTAGGCTGATTATAGAGTTACCGCGTGGGCACGGTAAGACGACAGAGGTTGCGTGTGCATATACGGCGTGGCGGATGGGAGTTGAGCCGTTTTCCAGGATTCTGATTATCAGCAATACGGATGCGCAGGCGAAGGCAAAGGCGGATGGTGTGCGGCGGATTATAGAGTCGGAGGCTTATGGGTTGATTTTCCCGGAGGTGAGACCTGACCGTCAGAGGTGGGCGACGGAGTGGTTGCGCTTGAAGTTGCGGGATGGCAGACCTGCGGGCGAAGTGAGGTCGTATGGTATTTCCAGTGGTTTGACTGGTGCGAGAGCGTCCGGGATTATTCTGGATGACCCGTGTGACAAAGAGAACTCACTGACGAGTCAGATTGAGAGAGCGAATGTATGGACAAAGATAAGCGCGGATGTCTTCAAGACGCTGGTGCCTGATGGCTGGATTATCTGGATAGGGACGCCGTGGCACGGGTCGGATGCGATGCAGATGGCACTGGCGACCAAGCAGTTTGCACATCTAAAGATTGCCCTTGCGGACAAAGAAGACGGCGAAGAAGGCACATATACACATTTCAATATGTATGTAAATGGTGAATTTGCGGGTAAATTGCCGTTGTGGTGGTCTGCTGAGGAATATGAGCGGAGGCGTCGTGAGAGCAACGACCTTGCTGATTTTGACCGTGCCTATCATTTGCGCATTCTTTCGCAGGGGACACGGACATTTCCGTCGTTTGACAAGACACTGCGTTTTCGTGGCAATATGCCGTTGCCTGCGTCTGTGGTAGAAGGGCGTATTTTTGTTGGGTGCGACCCGTCCAGCAAGACCCGGCGTGGGACGCTGGTGGTGGTAGGGTCAATCGGGTCCGATGGCGTCGTAAGAGTGTTTGAGGCGTATCAACTTGCCAATCCATCTGACATTCCTGACCTGTTCAAAGACATAGATGATAGGCTTCACCCTGAGATATTTGCGGTTGAAGGAGATGCACAGCAGGATGCGCTGATTGACCAGTGGGGCGAGGAGACGCAATTAGAGATTGTGGCCATTCAGACGGGTGTGCGGAAACTTGACCCGATGCTTGGGTTAGCCGGGCTTGAAACTATGTTCAAGAGGTATCAATGGGAGTTTTACATTCCGTATAACAGTGAAGAAGAAATCCCTGCTGATAGTGTATGGGCGAGGATTATTCACGAGTTTCGTAATCACCTGCTTGAAGCACGGAACTCTGAAGATGCTGTGATGGCTTGTTATATGCTTTATCGGGCGAGGCTACATTTTTGGGAGCCCGGAGAAGAAGGTGTGGTTGTAGAGCGCAAGTTTGAGCCATATAATCCGTTGAAGCGCAAACCGCTGGCGGAAGCGATAAGGGAAGCGGTTGGCGCTGAAAGGAGGATGAGGTATCCTGCCTTCTGTGCCTGAATATAACCTGCGAGGGTTTGACCCGCAGGAGAAGATAGACCAGGTCAATCGCTGGTTCACGACGGCATTTTTGTATCGGTCGGATATGACGGCGAAGTGGCAGGAAGGTGACCGTCGTTTTGCTCGTGATGAGACTGTGATAAAGTGGGGAAGCGGTCGGAGCCGTATTTATGTGCCATTGATTTATACAAAGGTTCGGGTGCTGAAGGATAACATTATTGAGGCGTTATGGGGAGCGAACGAAGACTTTTTTGACATTCAGCCTGTAGAACCGCTGGACACGATACCTGCTATGGCGCTGAAGAAGGTTGACAGGATTTGGCTGAAGCAATGCAAGGCGTTGAGAGAACTTGAAGATGCGATACACCAGCATATTTTACTGGGGACAGGGGTTGTGACGCTTCACTGGGACGCTGAAAAGCATTGCCCGATAGTGAAGTGGCGTGACCTGTTGACGGTGTATCCTGAACCTAATGCGACATCTGTAGAGATGGCTGAGTATATCATCATTCGCAATGTTGTGCCGAAGCATATTTTGAGGCGGTTGAGGGAGCGTGGAGTGTATTCGTTTTCAGATGAGGCGTTGGAAGCGGGCATTCCGATTATGGCGGAGAGTGGGGAGATAACGCCGGAGGCGCAACGGAGGGCGTATCTGGGTGAGACTGGGTCGGCGCCGACGGGATGGCAGTCGTTCGCAGAAGTGCTGGAAGTTTATGAGGATGATGTGACGACATTTATCCTCAATCGCAGGGAAGTCATCGCCGTTGACAATCACAAATGGGGAATGAAGCCGATAATTATGACGCAGTTTATCAGGAAGCAGACCGGTATCTGGGGCGACGGGTTGTGGACGATTTTGAAGCCTGAAGAAGACCGTCAGATTACGATTGACAATATGCTGATGGACAATCTGGCGCTTCAGACTTATCGGATGTTTCTGGTGCGTAAAGGTGCCATAGCGAGGGAAGACATAGAGATACGCCCGGAGGGCATTATTCAAGTGATGTCTGGTCGGGGCTCGCTGGCGGATAGACCGCTTTCAGACCTGATACAACCGTTACTTGTTCAGGACATTGGGCAGGCTGGGATGGCGTTGCGGACAACGAGCACCAGGGTGGCGGATGATGCGTCTGGCGTTTATCCAATGATACAGGGAGTATCTGCGGCAGGTGTGGACACTGCGACAGAGTTTAGCGGGTTGATACGGCAGGGTGCAATAGGGGTCAAGTCGTATTTGCGGACATTAGAGATGGGTTTGATTGAGCCGATGATACAATGGATACACAGGCTTGCGAGGAGCAATGCTTATTCTGCGACGCAGGCAATCAGGCGCATTTTAGGCGACCGATTTATGGGTCAGAATGTAAATGATGAATTTGCGCGTGCGGTTCTTGAAGAGAGCGACGACTGGGATGTGGTGATAAAGACGGGGAGCCGTTATGTAAACGAGCAGATGTTACAACGCAATATGTTACTACTTGCGCAGGTAGCGTTGCAAAGCCCTTACACGAATGTGCCATATTTCCTTGAAAAGTTGTTCCAGATTTATGGCTTCAACGATGCGGCGGTGCTGGTTACGGTGCCTGCGGGTCAGGAGCAGGGGCAAGGTGCTGGTGTTTCGCAAGCGCAGTCGGGCGGTCAAACGGGTGGGATTGTGCCACCAGAAAAGTTACCGCCTGAAGAAGAAGGGGCGTTACTCAAGCAGAATAGTGTTATTGAGGCACCTCTGATGGGGGCGATAGAGCGATGAGACTGGTTGAGCAAATCAGGTCGTTCTTTCGTGGTGCTGGCTGGAAGGATGACGAAGAAGCCGAAGCGCTGATTACGCTTCGGAATAAAGCGGTGGAACTGCGGGATGGCGACCGGTTTTATCTGGCGGAGTATTTGCGGCGAGAGGTGTTTCGGCTGGCGACGGAACTTGGAAATTACAAAGGCGAAGAACTACTGCGGGTTGCAGGCAAAATAGAGGCGTTCGCAAATTTTGCGCAGTATCTTGAAAACCTGCAGGATATCATTGATGACCTTGACGAAGAAATCAAAAATCTCAATGGAGGTGTTCGCAGTGTCAGATGAATACCGTGAAGGGACAGGCTCCCAGGAGGCGACCGGATACGCGGAAGCCCCGGCGCCGAATGGAGACGGCACTGGAACTTCTGGTGCGGGTAGCGTCAGCCCTGAAATCCAGGCGCTGAAGGCACAGATAGAGGCGTTGCAGTCCAAAATCCAGGGGCAGGAGTATTTGCTTGGTAAATGGAGCAACGAAGTCGGCGAGTTGCGCAAATTGAACGCCGAACTTCAAGAGCGGCTGGCGCAGTCGGCTCAGCCTCAAGAGGACATCGGCAAGAAAGTTGCCGCCCTCTGGGAGGCAGGGAACTTTGAGGAGGCGGCACGGCTTCAGGAGCAGGCGCTTCTGAAGCGCGCCGAGCAGTTGGCGTCTCAAATTGTTACGCCGGTTGCAAGCCGGCTCGCGGCTCTGGAAGCCGAGAATAAGCAACTGAAACTGAAGACGAAGCACCCGGACGCCGACCAGTATCTTACAGAGGCGCAACGGCTTGCGGCGGCATATCAGCGCGGGGAGGTGGACGCGGATGAACTACTCCTTCTTGCGGCAAAGGCTGCTCGTATGGGAACTTCACCGCCACCGCAACCGAAAGGCGCCATCAAGCCGGTTGATAGCGTTCCCCCTGAACGCAAGCCGCCACCAGAAAAAGAACCCGGAGAGCCCGACTACAAACCTTTCTGACCAGTTCAGGCGCCTCCTTGAGAAACACTATAAAAAAGGAGGGCTAAAAAATGGGAATTGTCGCAAATGTTTTATCGTCAACCGCTGACGCGTCACTCGTCAAGCGGTATGTAGATCCAAGCGTAAAACTTGAATGGGCGGCGATGTATCCACTCGTCACCCTGCTACGGGCGCTAAAGAAAAAGCAGACCGTTGACCAGGCAAAAGTGGAATGGGTGGAACGCACATTATACCCACAGCAGGTCGCTGTGACACTAACGGTTACCGCCGGACAGACGACCTTCTCTCTTAGTAGCGGGCACGGTGCTCGTCTTCGGGTGAACGATATTCTGTTCAACCCGGTGACGGAGGAACTACTCCGTGTGACGGCAATTTCTAATGATGATGTGACCGCAACTCGTGGCTATCGTGGCACGACTGCGGCCGCAATTTCCAGCGGTCAAACGCTGGTCATTATGAATGCTGTCCAGAAGGAGCAGGACGCACCGCCGGAAGCACGGTATCAGGAGGCAAACGCGAAATACAATATGATTGAGATATTTGAGGAACTGATACCCGTCAGTGACCTTGACCGTATCATTTCGCGTTATGCCCTTGAAAACCACGAAGCGCAGATGGAGCGGGAAGCCTATGCTCGTCTTCTGCTTCAGATTGAAAAGGCGCTGTTCTTTGGCAAGCGGTCTGATGACGGGGCGGCAAACCGTGAAACCTCAATGGGCGGTCTGAATTACTTTGTGACCAGCAATGTATTGAACACGACCACACTATCGTGGACGGCGTTCAATAACACCCTCAAGGCGGCGTTCCAGCGTGGTGCCCAGCCTGAGAACTGTGTTATCTTTGCTGGCGACACACTGCTTGGGGCGTTACGGACCTGGGTAGAGGGCATTCAAGGCTACCAGGTGCGCCTTGAGGTGACCGACACGATACTGGGCACTCAAATTCACAAGGTCGCCATTCCCGGCTATGGGGTGGTTGATATTGTGCGCCATCCGCTATTCGGGACGCCATATCTCAATACTCCGGGCTGGGGATTTTTGGTGCACCTGCCTGACCTTGCCCTTGCGGTCGTGGACGGTCTGGACATCCGCCTTGTGGACATTCCGAACACTGCTGCCCGTGTCAAGCAGAAGAAGTGGTCGGCATACTATTCGCTGATAGTTGGCAACGAGTTCCACCACGCCATCTTCAAGAACATCACGGCTATCAGCACATCGTAGCGGGGTGATGACGGGGGCGGGCGGGACGGTGCCGTCCGCCCCTCGTCAATAAACGGGACAAACAGGGCATAAAGGAGACAAAATGAAGACAATTCTACCGGGACAAAATCCAGCGCACAGGTTGGGCAGTTTGTTTGTAGCGACGCCGTCGGATAACAGTGAAAAGACTTTTGACGAATGGTTTGCGCAACTGGATGCGTTGAAGAACTGTTATCCGAAAAAATTGCTGTATTGCAAGTTATGTGGCTCTGATATTGCGCTGAACAGGAATAAACTGGTGGAGGCGTTTTTGCATTCTGATTGTGAGAACCTGCTTTTTGTGGACACGGATATGGTCTGGACGGTGCCACAGGTGATACGGCTACTTGATGATGACAGAGATATTGTAGGTGCGTTGATGACCAAGCGCAGTCCGCCTGCGATACCTGCTTTCGGCATATTCGGAGAATTGAACCCAGGGGAAAAAGCGTCGCTGGTTGGTCGTGGTCGGTTTTACACGGATAGGCTTTTTGAGGTTGATTTTGTGGGCGGGGCGTTTGTGCTGATAAAGAGAAAGGTGTTTGAGACGATACCTGCCCCGTGGTTTTTGCAACACGAAAAAGTCTGGGGAGACAAGCACCAGCCCGTTGCGGAGGATATTTACTTTTGCTGGAAGGCGAGAGAATATGGCTTCAAGGTGTGGGTAGATGGTCGGGTGCAGGTGGGTCATAAGGGCTATTATGTTTACACGATACACGACTATCTGCGTTACACGGGATTGCAGAAGTTGCCCACCGGTGAATATCCTGACATAATGGAAGCGATTGAGATGGCGAAGGCGGTAGAGGGGGCGATGTCTGATGCTTCTATCTGACATTCTGGTCAGGGTGGCGTCTGCGCTGAATATAACTACGATTACTGCGAGCACATCGCCATATAACACGGCGAATGTGCTGGACTGGATTACGCAGGGGGTTTATGATTTTCACGCCTGGGTGATGGGTCAGGAAGCGGAGCAGGTTGCCCCGATGCGGAATCTGGAGGCGTTCCGCAACTACTATCGTCGGAATACGACCATTGCGCTTACGCCGACGACATCTGTGCCTCTACCGCCTGATTGTTATGAAGTATGGCGATTTACGCCTGTGCTGAATGGTGGAACACAGATTTTGCCGAGATACTGGGTTGACCACACGGGCACAGGGGCGAGCATTGCGAGGTTTATCAGATTTTCCACGACGGCGACTTTTACGGGGACAGTGACACTGATTTACTATCGGAATCCTGAAGAGCGAGAAAATCTGACGGATGAGCCTGATATGCCGGAAGTATTCCACGGTCGGCTTGTAGAGTATGTAAAACAGCAGGCGCTGATGGCGACTGGGGAGATGCCCGAGACCGTTCAACCGTTCCAATGGATGACATTCGTGAAACCGCCACGATTTTCTGGGGTTGGAGGTAAGACCTGATGACGCAGGTCGGGATAATGGTGCGGGATTTTATTGAGATGGTGAGGTCTGGGACGGGCATTCATTCTGACGCTGTGCAGGATATAGAAATCGTGGAATACCTGAATGAAGCGATTATGGCGTTATTGCCCTATGTGAACGATTACACGGAACTGCCGTTGGCGGTAAAACGGTTAGACATCGCGTTCAGTAATGACGGCATTGGCATTCCGGGTGTTTTACCTGGGACAAGCCTGAATTCAATTGTGCGGATAGAGCGCTGTCTCTCGCCGATACCCCAAAAAGTGGCTTTCCGGATATACAGGGGAACGACAACCCCGTTTGCGATACAAGCCGTTCCTCCTGTCTCCGGGCTGGGCACACTGACATTTGAGGTCGTGTTATTGCCGTTCCCGATTTTGTATGACGACAGTGCTTTGGGAGATGTGTGGGCATATGACTCAAACATTGCAATCAGTCCTCGCTATCTGCCTTTAGTGAGGTGGTATGTAGAGGAGCGGATGAAAGGGGCGAGCGCTGGGACGGTTGTGCAAGGATTGACTGCGCTTGCGGGAGGTAAATGATAATGCCATTTACTTATCAGGACATCATCAACCGTGTTCAATTGCTTTCTGGGCGCTGGGATGAGGCGTCGGCGTCCCCTGGGCGTCTGGCGGGCATTATTGATTTAGGCGTTCAGCAGGTCTATCAATTGCTGGACTCGTTCGGTCATCCTTATCTGATTGGCACTGCGACGCTGACGGCGACGGCGACTTATACAGATTTACCTGCAGACTGTCGGCGAGTATTGCGGATTGAGGACAGCGAAGGAAGGAGGATATTTAGACGGTTTGAGACGGGAGGAACGAAGCAGGAGTATGAGGTGATTGAGGGTAAAATTCGCTGGTGGCCTGCTTACACGAGCACAGCGACACTACGGCTTTACTATATCAAGAAACTGACAGAGCCGACATCACTTACGGCGACTATAACAGCACCAGACAGCGCATACGACTTTCTTGTGAAATACACACTTGCATACTTTACTCACGACCCGCTTCACCTTCAGGCGTCAGGGCTTGCTTGGGAGCAGTTTGTCAATGTAGCATATGACGAAAGCGAAGTGCCGAGAGTATTCAAGCGGGAGACACGACTGTGAGAGAGCCTTACACACTGCTTATAGGTGCGCCGTTCAAGGGCGTTCAGGCGCTTGAAAGTTCAACAAATCCTATTCCGTTTGACCCATCCATTCTTCAGTCATTACGGAATGCGCACATCAACCTGTGGGGCGCCGTAGAGACCCGGCACGGCGTTGCTCTGAAATGGCAGTGGACGAATACTTATACCTTCAGTGTCTATGCGCTTATAGAAGCCAATAAGCCTTATGATAATCAGACATTCTATCTCATTTGCAATGATGCGAAGGTAAGAAGCGTTGACAGCACAGGGGTCATTGCCACTGACGACCTTTTTCTTACGGGAACGACGACCTATACCTATTGCGCCATCGTTCCCTGTGCAGGCAGGGTCATTGGGACTATAGGAACGGAATGCTACTTGCACCCCAACGACTTGACATATCGGGCACGGCTATTCAACCTTGATAATAATGGGTCATTAGACGCGCGGTCGCTGGGTGTTCGGGCAGGGGCGACGGCGTCACTGACGGCAACGATTGCGGGAAGTTTGACGGGGACCTATAAATACAGGTTGTCGTATGTGAATTATTATGGAAGCGAAGGGAATGTGGGCCCTGTCAGTCAAATCACGGTTTCCGGGAAGTCCATCACGGTATCCTGGGATACAAATCATCCAGAGCCCGGGAACTACAAGTGGGTCAAAATCTGGAGAACGAAAGAGTTGACCGCTAATCCGAATAGTGATTTTTACTTTGTCGGGACGGCGTCAATTACGGCAACATTCATTGACAATACGCCTGACAGTGACTTGACCGATAATACATATTTCACAGACCACTTTTTACCTCCCGTGCCCGCACAAATACTTGCGGTCGGGCGAAACAGACTGGCGATTGCGTATAACGGGACTTTCAATGGGGTAGACCATCGTGGGAAGGTCTATTTCAGTAACATCAACGACCCTGATGTGTTTGACTTTGACCCATCTACAGGCGTGGGCACAGCGGTGCAGGTTTATGAGCACATTCAGGATGACATTACAGGGATTTATTTCTACCGTGACCGCTGGCTTATCTGGACACGGCGGGCAATGTATGCGCTTTATGGGGACACGACGGATGACTTTGTGCTGGTCAAAATAAGCGACGGTTCAGGGTGTATTGCGCCGTATTCGGTTATTGAGGTGGAAGGTAAGGTTTATTGGATTGGCGGGCAGACCATTTACGCTTACGATGGTGCCACGATAACGGACTTTGGGCGATATGTGCGGGTGCATTTGAAAAGCCATTTTCAGGATATATATGGGAAGGTGAATTATTTTTGTCGGGCGGAGTATCATCCATCCCGCAGGCAGATTTGGTTTATCCTTCGTGACACAGAGAAAACGGGAGCTGTGAAACCGTGCCTTGTGCTTGTAGCGAATTTGAACCTGGGCGAGTTAGGTTTCAGCGTATATGACTATGGCAATTACGATTTTGCGACTACAACGGACAGAATTGGGGATATCTATGGCTGGTTTAGCAGGGCGACTTCAACGCCGGTGCCTGATGCCTTACGGAAGATGCTCAAATTTACAAACAACAGCACATACATAGACTTTGACGGTGCCACGACGGGAACGGCGAGTATCACTATTTACGGCAAAACATCTATGCTTGGAGATGGTGAGACAGAGCAGGAGATTACAAGGTTTTCCGTATTCGGGAAATTGGTAGGTGAGACTTTGACGATGACGGTTTTCTGTCAGGATGGCGCAAATCAACAATTCACACAGGTCATTCCAATCGTTGCACCTATTGGCCCTGACGGACAGCACTTGGCGTATTATGATCGCAATATAAACCTTGCCGGCAATCAATTTACGGTTGAATGGTCAAAAGCCGGTGTATGGGGAACTGTGTTATATGCTATCAGGTTACACTCATTGAGAACGCGTGGCGGGGGCGAAAGACACCCGCAGGGGTGATGAAGAATGGCGGTTGACCCGATTAGCGCAATCATAGGGCTTGGCGCTCTGGCTTCTGGATTTGCGAAGAAGCCAAAAGTGCCATCAATTTGGGATGCAATGACACCAGAAATGAGAGACCTTGTGGACACTTACTATAATTACCTGCTCGCCTATGCTCGCCAATTGGGAATGATAAATCAAGACCCTCTTGAAGTAGCACGGGAACAAGCGAGGCAGGTATTAGGACGGCATAAGTTGCCGCCGACGGAAGATAACATCAATCTTATTCTTGGCATAAATCTGGACAAAGTCAGTCAACATGCACTGGATAACTGGAGGCGGGCGTCCGCTGGGACATATGACACTATTCGGGGAGAACTGAAAGACGAACTTACGAAGGCAGGCATTGTATTCAACGAAAACCCACAGGCAGGTATGGCAATTCAGACGGGTGGGAAAACAGTCACGATACCGGGCACCTCATACAGTTTCAGCCCTGTAGAAACTTTGGATGTGGAGCGGATTTATCAGACTGGGCGGACGCAGGCGTTATCAGGACTATCACGGGCTTATCAAGAGGCGAGACAGCAGTTGGAACTTGATCTTGCACGGAGGGGTATTACGCAGTCTCCCGCTGGTGGGGAGCAATTCCAGAAATTGGCGATTGAGGAGGCACGGCAGAAGGCAGAGGCGGAGCAAGGTTTGTCGCAACAGAAGTCAAACCTTGAATTGTCGTTGCGAGAAGATATATTGAACAGACTTGCGCAGGCGGCGCAGGGGGCGATATCGCTGGGGCAACAGCAACAGATTGCCGCAATGCGGAGTGCACTGCAACAGCCTGACTGGGGGCAATTGATAGGCTCATTCGGGAATGCTTATCTGACTTATCGTGCGCTACGCAATCAGGGATTTGGTGGCTACGGAGGCTTTGGCGGCTATGGAGGCTGGACTTATACCCCTGGAGACCTGGGCAGGCTTGGCTCGCCGTATCCACAACCAGGCTTCAGAGGTTTTGACTTCAATCCAGAAATACCATCCTACAGCGGGAGGCGATACTGATGGCGTTCAATATTGGCAGGGCGCTTGAGGGTGGCTTGACCGCTGGAACGGAACTGTTACGAGGGCAAATCACACTGCAACAGTTGAGGGAACAGCAACAGCAGGAAGCGCTTGAACGGGCGCTTCGTGAGCGTGCGTTCCAGTTACAGGAACGAGAAGCAGGACTACGAGAAAGGCAAGTGGCTTTACAAGAAGCGCAGGCGAAACTGGCACAGGACTTACAACAAAGGGCACTTGCAGAGCAGGAGGAGGCAAGGAAAAACGCAAATGCACTCGTCGCTTACCTGTGGCCACACATCGCCAAGGTATTCCCTCCGGGCACCTTCCCTGAAAACTTTAGACCAGATTTTGCCTCTTTGATGGCGATGTTTGACATCACGAGACCACTGCAAGACCTGCAAAAAGCACAGGCAGATGACCCTACCCTGCAGGCGAAAATTGACCTCATCAACAAAATAGGGGTGGCGTCTGCAGGAGTGAACCCAAACATTTTGAAGCAAAAACTGCCGACAACGCCTGATGGTCGTATTGATGGCAAGGCGCTGGTGGCGTATCCCATAGAGTCTCTTGCTTTACTTGCGGGCGAGTTGGTTGGTCTTGCGAAGCAACAGTCTGGCGTAATACTTGAGGGTAGTCCGGGAACGCAGTTTTTCTCTGTAGTGCCGAAGCCCGAAGGCGGGTATCAAGTCACTCCGTTAGCCGGCGTCCCGCTTACTCCAAGTCAGGAAGGCATACGGCAAACCACGACGCTGTCACCAGAGTTGATTCGTTTTGCGTGGTCGCAGGCGGATAAAGACTATGACAGGACATTCTTTATTGCCCCTGGCGTTCCGAGACCAGAATACAAGGACAAACTACCGGACAGGGTGCAATGGGTGGCGAACCGTCGTGATGAATATTTGAGCAACCTTTTATCGCCGACTTATACACAGGGAATAACGCTTCCAGAGACGCTTGGTCAAGGAACATTACCGCAGGCGCAGTCTGGTAGTCCGGGTTACTCTGAACAAATCGCAAAACTGATGATGGAATACTTGCGAAAGAGCGGAGCGAAATAAGATGGAATTATCGCCTGTCACTTATCTGGCTCTTTTGAAGCGTCTGCGGGGAGACCCTGATTTCGTGAAGTTTATGTCGGAGCACGGGGTCACGACAGATATGTTAGACGCAGAGGAACAATCTACTGCTCAATTTATACGGCAGAACATAACCGAGCCGAGACTACATCAGGCGGAGGCGGAAACGCCGAAAGGAGCGACGGGACTGCGTCGTTACATCGGTGAAGCGCTTACTGGCTTGACCTCGCCGATACAGAGCGGCGAAGAACTGGCGAAATACGGAAAAGATATTCCCCTCGTTGGCGGTGCGCTTGAGGCGCTTGGCAAGAGCAAGGCTGGGGAGGCAGGAGCGTTTGTTTCTGGCTTGAGCGGTGAAGCGGTCACATTACTTCCACGAATACTGGCGACGGGGTTGGCGGCACCTGTGCTTGGCGTGACGGCGCCTGCGGTAGTAGGTGGGGCGTCGGAAGCGTTGCGTGAAGGCATTATGGGGGAGGAGCCGTCGGCGGGGAAGATAGCGAAGAGTGCGGTTGAGTGGGCGCTGATACCTGCGCTTGTCGGCGTTCAAGGTGGGCTTGTGCGTCAGATAAGTGCGAAGGTGGCGTCTGTGCTACCGAAGGCGACGGTTGACCTCGTGAAGACGGCAACGCCGCAAGTGATACAAGCCCTGCTTCCAGAAATGTCAGGGGCGTTTTTGACAGGCGCCGAGGCTGAAGCAATAAACCAGATTGGTGGCGAAGAAAAAAGTATCAGGGACATTTTGAGAGGTGGGACAGCATTTGCGCTTCTGACGCCGATACTGAAGACGATGATGCTTGACATTCCAGATAAAGTGAAACAGCAGGCGGCGGAGCGACTGAAGGCGGAGGCGGAAAAGGCGGAGAAGCAACGGCGACTTGTGTTTGACACTGTGCAAAAGCGGGTATTCAATGAAGCGCTGAATGCGGTGAGGCAGGGTAAGCCTATTGAAGATGTCGTGGACACGATACTGAAAGGGATGGGGATTGACAAGCAATTTACGCAGGAGCAATACGATGCACTTCGGGCGAAAGTGATTGATGCCTTGCGACCAGAAGCGAGCAAGCGGGTTCTTGAGGCTGGGGAAGAAAAGAAGGTTCCTGAATTGCCTCGTGGGCCGATTGTGACACCAGAGCCTGAACAGCGTCAGGCGTTGCCATTTAGCAAGCCTGGACCCGGAGTTTATGTTCCTCGTCCTGCGCTACCAGAAGGCGAGCCTGTTACTGTGCCCGAAGGGGCGACCATAGTGACGCCTGCACCGATAGAGCGTCCTCTATTGCCGTCTCCTTTTGCGGACCTGGGGGAAGCGGATGTAGAGGTAGCAGGAGTTCGTCCAGTGGCGCCACCGATGGCGCAGAGCGAGTTACTGGCGCGGGTGGAGGCGAGGAAGCAAGCGGAAGCGGAGAAGGCGGCGCAGGAGCAGGCTCAGGAACCACAGCCAAATATCCAGAAAGTTGAAGCGATGGAACCTGCTTCTGCGGTAGAAAAAAAGAAGCCAGAAGTGCAAAATACAGCCACCGAAGAAGACATCAGAAATGTAATGACGCCAAGAGCAAGTTTGGAGCGTTTTATTGGGAAAAACGAAAAGGTGCTCATTACCACTGGCGGTGAATATACTAATGGATACTGGATGTTGAAACCAGAATATGCGCCGCGCGCTTTGAGGGATAAAGGCATAGTCCAAGAAGGGAAAATACCGTCTTCATCGCAAGTGTGGGGGAGTTTCAATGCGGTATCTCCAGAACCTCTCGGAAAGCCTATCGGGCTCATTCCTGGGAAGGATATGATGTATGTGTTTCAAACGCCTGGAGGCGAACTTATTGCCATTAGAAAATCGCATTTTGATTATCTTCAGAAGATTATTCCTGATATGACACTCAAGGGGGAGAAAGGAGGCAAACCAGTAGGCATCTATTCAGGCGACAATCTCGTCGGTCTTGTAATGCCTGCGTTTTTTGATAAACAAAGCGTAAAATGGTTACCTGATACAACGGTGGAGACACCTGTCAACGCCGAAAAGGTAGAGCCTCCACCGAAACCCGCTAAGGCTGAAAAGGTTATAAAACAGCCTCCTCCAGAATTCAATAAACCGACGGGCGCGCCTCAAACAGTGGCTCCTCAAGTGCAAGCACCTGCGAAGCCTCCCGTGTCTGGTCTTGTGCCCATTGCGGGTCCCGGATTACCCCGTCCAGAGGTGGAAGTCCCCGGTGCCGTGCGGTATGAGGACACCGCAAATGGCGGGTGGTTTTTCCTGCGTCCCGGTGAGAAGGTGGAAGACTTTGCCAAGCGTGTGTCAGAGGTGCGGAAAGCGAGTAAAATGCTGAACCCTGAAGCGGTAACCGAGATGCCTGATGGGCGTGTGCGGTTTACGCTGGAGAATGGTGCAGAGGTTTATATGAAGCCGGGCGAAAGCGCGTTGCCGTTCGTAAACTCGGTGCGTAAGTTTATGAAAATGGAGGCGATGACGGATAACGACTTTCTTGAGGGCACACCGCCGGAAGTAAAGAAAGTCGTGAAGGAACAGGTTGCGGAAAAGGGGGAGGCGATAAAGAAAGAAGCCATAAGGAATATACGCAAGCAGAGAGGCTTTGTGGCTGTCCCGTCTCCAGCGGTGACGGCAAAAGACTTTATCGCTTCTCATCCTGATGTGGTTGCGGTAGGTGCAGGAGAATTTATTGCGGGTGCGAGGTCGTATGATGACTGGGTCAAGGTGATGGAGGGGCAATTTGGTCCCGGCATTCGCCTTGTCGGGCGAGAAATCTTTGACCAGTCGCAGAAATTCTGGCGGGAGTTGCACCGTGAGACTGCGGGGCAGGAGAGCGTCAAAACTGCAGTGGCGAATGAGCCACAGACGCCGACCCCGTCAGAGATTTTGAATATCCACTGGAAGGCGGAAAAAGACAAGTTGCTGAACTTGAGTGCCTCTGGCGGGGTCGTTACCGTTCGGCAGGCGAAGAAACTGCTCGGAGATGCTTACAAACAGGCGGAGGCACTCTGGGAGAAGCACAAAGGCGACCCGATGACGATAAAAGAAGTAGAAGCGATGGCGCAGGAGTTGCTATCTGGTGACCAAATTGAGCAGGTGCAAGGCGACCTTGAGCAGTTGAACCGTGATGTGACGGTTGCCGTTGCCGCAAAAATCAGAGCATTGGCGTCGTCTATTCGGACGCATTTATCTGACCTAAAAGAAATGGAGAGGGCGGGCAAGGCGGGAACGGCTGAATATAATACGCTGGCGCAAAAAACTGCGGTTGAAATTGGCTCCCTTGCGACGGCGGGAACTTACGCAGGGCGCATTCTGCGGACATTTAGAGAACTGCACATTGTCGGCGGTCAAGAACTTGCGAGAACGGTTGACGCCGGGAGACTGTGGCTGGATGCGCTTGATGAGTATGCATACGGGAATATGCTTTCTGGCATTGTGACGCAATTGAGGAACGCCTGGTGGAATGCCTTGAAAACATATCTGATACTGCCTGCCGACATCGGGCTTGGCGCACCGATTGCGCAGATGGCAGGAGCGAAGGGGTCTATCAGATATACTCCCGGAATGGCGCTGGACTATTATGCTCATCTTATTGAGTCGCTTCCGAGAGCGTATCAGGCGGCGCTTGATGTGATGGCACAGCGCAAACCTGTGGGGCAACCTGACCTTGCGACGAGCAGTGGAGCGTTGCGGAAGGTGCTATCGGAGAAACTTGGGCTTGGGACTGCTGGAGCGCAGGCGGCGGATGTAATAACCGTCGGCTCCCGTGCGCTGGAAGCGATGGATGTATTCTTCAGGACACAAATTGCAGATGCGCTTACGGCAGTTTATATGAAGCAGGGGTTAGAAAAGAATGTGGCTCGCAATCGTGCGCTGAAAGAGGCGGAGCGTGAACTGTTGCGGGCGGATATTGACACTCATAATTACAGTGGGCAAGGGAGAATGCTGACATTTATTGACCAGACGCTTGGGCAATTCGGGCGGGATGTGCGACGCATTCCAGTTTTCGGCGGGCTGGTTTTACCGTTCCTGCGGACAAGCCTGAATGCGACAAAAGAACTCATCCAGCGGTCTCCTGCGGGGCTGGCGAGTGGCATTGGGGCGCGTGACCCTGCGAGAGAAATTGGGCGTGCGGTAGGTGGCGTGCTTGCGACGGCGGTCGGAGTAGGACTGGCGCTGGAGGGTAAGACGACGGCGCTACCTCCTGATGATGAAGAAGGGAAGAAGTGGTTTTATGCGTCGGGGCGTCGGGCATTTGCGGTCAAGGTTGGCGATAAGTGGGTGCCGATGTTTTACTTTGGACCGTTTGCGCTGGCGCTTGCCGTGCCTGCTTTGATACGGGATGCGGTCATTGACCAGAAGGGAGCGCTGACGGACTCGGATATGCAGAAGACGATAAAGGTGTTCAGCGGGCTGATACGGTTTATCAATAGTCAGTCGTTTCTGGGCAATCTGAACTCATACTTCAGGGCGCTATCTGGCGATATAGATATGGATATTCAGCGGGCGCTGGGGTTTGCGGCGGAGAGATACATTCCTTTGAGCGGCTTCCTGCGATGGATGGGAACCGTGCTTGACCCTGTTTATCGCCGTCCGTCTAACTTCAAGGAGCAGATTGAATCGGCGATTCCTTGGCTCACAACGAACCTGCCTTATTATCAAGACGAATACGGGCAACCTGCGAAGCGAGAGAGCGTGAACATTGTAGGTGTAGAAATTCCTGCGGGCTTGCAACCTTATCCGATTGGCACAGAAAAAGAGGCGGCTTCGGAGTATTATCTTGGGTTGAGAGAGGCGGCGAAATACAAAAGAATAAAGACGGTGATGGATGGGCTCCTGCAAAAACTTGTGGATGGGCGGATTACGCCTGAAGGATATTATCGTGAAACGGAGCGTATTCTGGCTCAGGTGGGTGGGGCGCAGTGAAGCAAGTATTTAGGCTCATTCAGGACTGGGGTGATATTGGTCGGGTATGGGAGGTATTGCGCAGTCTTATTCATCAGTTGAACTCACGGGAGGCAACGAGGAAGTTATCCGACCTTGCGGATGTAAGCGACGCGCCGCCTGCGAATAATGATGTGCTGACTTTTGACAGCGGGGCGGGAAAATGGAAGCCGTCAGCGCCGCAGACGGATGGCGGTGGTGGCGGTAGTGGGCTGACTGACGCCTATGCGCACATTACTGACGGAACAAACACTGCGAATGCGTCAGGCGGAGACACATTCAAGTTGCGGTCAGCGAATAATGCGCTAACGATTGGCGTGACCAATAATGACCCGACGCACGGGGATAATGCGCTATTTACGATTATTCCGTCAAACATTGACCACGGGTCGCTGGGTGGGCTGTCCGATGACGACCACTCTCAGTATTTTCTGCTTGCTGGCAGGGCGGGAGGTCAGGTTGCGAAGGGTGGCACGGGCGCAAGTGACACACTGCGATTATATGGGACGAGTGCGTCAAGTAGTTATGCGGAGTTGTCTGGTGATATTACGCTTTCCTTGAACGGGGTGCAACCGGGCATTGGCTTTATTGATACCAGTTCTGGCGAAGATGATTTTCAGATTTACGCTAACGCGAATGAATTAGTCTTCCGTAATTCTACGGATGCAATTACGGCTTTCAAAATAAACACATCTAATAATCTGGATTGCAATAGCAGGAACATCAATAATGTGGCTAACCCTGTGGCGGCGCAGGATGCCGCAACGAAAGCGTATGTGGACGCACAGAAAGATGCCATCACGAGCACAAATGATGACACGGACACGACGCTAACGGATGCGACGGAGACGACGGTGCTGACGCTGAATGTGACCTGGTCGGCGACTGCGTCCAAGAAACTTATTCATTATGGCGTTCACTGGACTTCTAATACTGCGAGTGGAACACGAGCAGATATGCGTGTGCGAGTCTATCGTGGGACAACCTTGATTTACCAGCAGACGACTTTTCAGCCATCTACACTCGGCATAACGGTAACGAATAAGGATGTTGGCGTGATAGATGACAGTGCGGCTGGGGCAAGCACACAGACCTACACGATAAAGGTGACGCACACGAAAACTGGGACGGGGACATCTACGGGTATCGTCACTTGGCGATATATGATTGCGGATGAGCGAAAACAATAAAGGAGGCGATGGTGATGCCATTGACGGAAAAGGGTAAGAAGATTTTGGAGGCTCTGAAGAAGGAGTATGGCGACAAGAAGGGCGAGAGCGTGTTTTATGCGATGATAAACGCAGGGAAGTTGAAAGGTGCGGAGGTAATTGGCGGGCGACGGCGTTCTGTGCCTTCGCTGTCGTCGGCGCCTAAGGCGATGAAGCACCTGCGTCACAAGCCGATTACGGTCTGGGGTGCGATGGGCATAATGCCCGTGGAAGTAAAGCGAGGCAGAAAGAAGTGAAAATCATTCGCAAGTTGCCCTTGCCTTACCGCCTATTTCTGTCCAGTGACCGTGCTGTAACTCTTGGAGACAAAATCTATATTCCCCCGTCAATTCAAGAAGGAACACCAGAATACGAGGCGACGATAGCCCACGAGAGTGTGCATTACGAACAGCAGAAAGGGAAAAACTTTGCGTCCTGGGTGGCGAAGTATCTGGCGAACAAGGATTTCAGGTGGCGTATGGAGAGCGAGGCGTGGGAGGCGGAGATAAAATGGTGGTTGGAGCACGGGTATTTCGTGGAGGCGGAATGGGTGGCGAGGGCGCTGGCGGATGGGTATGGATTGATGATATCTTACGAAAAGGCATTAGACTGGGCGAAAGCGGTCATCGCGAAATATGAAGGGGGCTGATTGAGATGGGCGGGCTGGGAGAGCACGGCGTAGCGAAGGGGGTCGTGGCGGTCTGGGCTGGAGTAATCATTCACCTGCTATTCGGGGACTGGACGCCACTGCTGACGGCGGTCGTGGTGCTGGTCGGGCTGGATACACTGATTGGATTTGCGAGGGCGTGGAAAGAGCACAGTCTATCGTCGGAGAAGATGCGGGCGGGAGCGGTGAAATTGGTCGTGTATTTCGGCTTGCTGGTCGTCGGTCATCAAGTTTCGGTCGCGATAGGAGGTTTGGGCTGGGTGAGGGATGCGCTGGCGACATATCTGGCGCTGACGGAGGCGTTGTCCATTCTGGAACACGGGGAGGCTCTGGGTGTGCCTGTTCCGTCGTGGCTGTCCCGTGTGTTACAATCGGAGCGGGATAAGGGAGTAGAAGCGAATGAAGGAAGAAAAGAATAAGAAAAAGAATGAGAATGAAACTCGATGCCGTTGTTGCGAAGGTAAAGGCTATTACTGGATTGACACTCTAATGTTTTACTGCTGGTGCCCGATTGGTCTTCAAATGGCGCAGACCGACTATGAGCAGTTTGAACAGTTGAAGGAGCGTGACCGGCGTGCTAAAAGTTATTGGCAGGGATGAATGGAAGGCTCGGGCGCCACTGGAGCCGTTCAAGAAGCGAAAGGAGACGCTTCTGCTGGTCATTCATCATACTGCGAGCAGTAAGATTTCTGACATTGACGAGAAGCAAGCGATGCGGGACTTGCAGGCGTTTCATCAGCGCAAGGAAGCCGATGGCGGGAGAGGGTTTATAGATATCGGCTATCATTTTGTCGTTTTCCGTAGTGGGAACATCTACGAGGGGCGTCCTGTGGATGTCGTCGGGGCACATCTTGAATACTTCAATTCAAAATCCATTGGAATTACCCTCTACGGGAATTATGACTTGATACCTATGTCGGCGGAGCAATATACGGCATTGAGAGACCTGTGCGATGACCTATTGGGTAAATACCAGATAGAGCGTAAAAATCTTATAGGTCATCGTGACCGTGGCGTGACGAAGTGCCCTGGGTCGTTTGTGTATTGGAAACTGGAAGACTTGAGGAAGGATTTGTGGGGCTAATGTGCTGGGTTTTGCTGGTTCTGGCGATTTATGTCATTTGGCTCATTATGGTATCATACAGGATTGAAAGATAAGGAGGAGGATAAAAACTATGGCAAAATTTTCAAATAACGACCACCTTTTGAAGTGGTCAGGTATCATAACCCTCACTCTGATAATTATGTTGGTATATTGTAAAGGTGTATGGGCGCAGGAGGCTGTGGCGTGCCCTGAAGGGGGTAAGTGTGCGCCTTCCCGACCGACGCTGGCGCAGTGTGCCGAGAGGATTAGTTTGGAGACAGGTGACACGACCTATGCTGACCTAATAAATGCACCGCAAAGACTTATACCGCTTGAGAGAGCGAAGGCAATCGCAGACCATTCGTTGTGCTATGGCGGTGCGGTGCCGTTTATTGACGCTGGGGCGATTGACCCTGGACCGGGAGGCTGGACGCGGACGGCTCCTGCGCTTTTCAGTTACAGAAAGCAAACGGTCGTGGGGCTATCATTTGAAACGACTGCCGTCCATAATAAGGTGCTTGCGTTTCTCAAGCATAAAACTGCTGACGGCTGGGTCGTTGACGCTGACACCCCACCTGCGCTGTATCCCATTTCTGCGGAGGCTCAAGACCACGAGTTCTGGGCGATAACGAAGAAGGGCGTCAGGAGTTACGCCGACTGGAAAAATAGGCTCGGCATTCAGGTATGGCTTCCCCTTGACGACCTGAACGCGCATCTTCCGCCGTCGGCGCCACCTGTCTTTGGGGTTGGTTTCGCTTATCGCTGGAACGCTGACCTCGCCTTCGGTATTGGCGTGGCGGTCTCTGACTGTTCCGACCCTGCCGTGGCGTCCTGTCAATATGCCTCCCTATACGGCGGTGTTTCTTGGCAGGTATCCTTGAAAAGACTTCTGGGGGTGATGTTATGAAAAACACCGATGAAGCCTTGAAGAAAAACTGGTGGATGGTTGCGCAGGGGCTTGCGCAGGTGCAGGTGTTTGTGCGACCCGAAGACTTCCATTCCATCCAGGAACTTGACGACAATGTTGACCAGAAGGGCGGGTGCTGGGTCGTTGCTTTGCGACCTGGTGTTCAATTGTCCATCAATGTTCCCGCTTTCAATATTGACCTACCAGCGTTCAGGGGCGTGGAACGGTTGCTATACGAATGAGCCTCACGGGCGACATTGAAGCGTTTGTTTCGGGGTTGCTCGCAGAAGCAGGACTGGAGACTTACAAGGTCTCCTGCGTCCGTGAGCAGAACTACTCTTTTCCTGTTCCCGTTTATGTAGAGCCTCTGGATGAGCCTGAAGACGCTACCAGCGGTTTCAGCGGTGAGTGGACGATTTATGTCGGGCGAGAAGCCAAGAAGGGCGACCTACCATATCTCGCAATCCGGGCATTCCTTGAAATAATGCTCTACGATTTGCGGAGAGAGCATTGTGAACTTGTTGCCCCGCAGAGCCGGGAAGCGCTGGAACTTGCGTGGGATGACGCCATTGAACGCATTGTCCAATCCTGGGTAGAGAGCGGTAAATGGGAGCGCACATAGAGTGCCGTTTTGCGTTCAGACAGAACGGCGATAGCCTCCGTATCTGGCTACTCGGCGACCTTCAGGCTGGGTCGGCGGGAGCACACAAAGAACTCTTCAAAAAAGTGCTGAAACTTACACAGCGAACGGACAGAGATTATCTCGTTCTAATGGGAGATTTACTTGACGCTATAGCCCACGATGATAAAAGAGCAGACCCAAGGCACCTTGACCCAGAGTTTGTGGCGAAGGCGACAGAAAGCGGGAAGGCATACTGGACTGTGGCGCAGTCCTGGGTCGTGGCTACATTGAAGCCTTACAAAGACAGGATTATCGCATACCTAACGGGCAATCACGAAGAAGCGGTGGCGAAGCGATGGGCTGACCCGTCGGCGCAAATCGCAGAAGCGCTGGGAATAGAAGACAGATATTGTGGCTATGAGGCGATACTGTATATTCAAGCCTGCGCTGGAAAAAGGCGAAAGGCATTTGAAATCCACCTGCATCACGGCGCATTCGGCGGAATGACCATCGGGGGGCTCGCCAATCGCATAAATGCCTATGCGTCGCAATGGGCTGACGCTGATGTCGTTGCCTGGGGTCATTCCCATCAGTGTCAGTCTTTACTTGCTAATCCCCGCTTCAAGGTGGTCTCCAGAGAAAAAAAACGGGTGCTCGTTGACCATAACTTATGGCTGATTTCTACAGGGTCATTTTTTCGGACCCGTCCCGACGAATCAGGCCGTTATCCAGACACTTACGCTGTGCGCTCTGCCCGTCCGCCGACTGTGCTCGGATGTGGGTTGATAGAAATACGGTATCGCTCGCTTCACAATGAGGCGGTCTGGAGTATAGAAGGAAGGGCGATACCGGCGGAAGTTTTGAGGACGCTCTAATCCCTGCGCTGTCTCCCTGTAATATTCAACCTTCGCCGAGAGACGCTTTATTATACCCACCCTTTTGACTGCTTCGGCTATGATATATCGCACCGACAGAAAAGGTGGGCGATAATGAAGCAAAACGCAGGGGTGGGCGGGCGCACCCCTGCACCAACGCTGTGGGAGGAGGGATATTTCACTCTCCTTTGATTAGATTTTGCCCGCCGTTTTTGTCGTTTCTGATTTTTTCAAGCGCTTCAATCGGGTTCAGGGACACTGCGAGAATTTGGTCTTCTGAGGGGTGACTGTTGGCAAGACGGGCGAGGCGCTCAAGGCAAGACCCGCATAACAGAAAGGTGTGCTTCCACCCGTGAATTCGTAACTTGAGAACGACCGCAGGTTGCCCACACTCGTTGCAATAAGCGAGCAACGAGCCATCAGGAGTGATTATCCCCATTGTAAGCCTCCCTCTTTTCTTTTTCTCTATGAATGACTTTCTCGCTTTTCCGTGCCCATCCGGCGTGCAAGTGTTCAAGCACCCAGGCGTAGTTTGCCCGACCGTCCAGCCAGCAGTCGCGCCAGGAGATAATCATCGCGTCTGGTGGCAGGTGTCGCCAGTCCGCAAAGTTACAATATATTCTACGCTTGTAGTGTCTCGCGCGGTCACCCCAGCCCAAAATGATGGCGCGCACCTCGTCGGGCACTTTCTCGCGGTCTAACCATTCGGCGAGGGTTACCACTATTCAGCCTCCTGCTTCTGCGGTAGGCACCCGGTAGAATAACACTTTCGGAGCGCATAAAACAGATTATACGCTTCCATTGATTGATATAGGTTCGGGAACACTGCCCTTGCCGTCACCCATAGCCGTAGCCCAGCCTCTGTGTAGTCCAGTTCGTTATACCAGTTCAGAGCGAGCGCATAGACGGTGAAAGGGTGTATAGCAAAAATGCCACGAGAGCCGTCGCTTCCGCGATATTCGGGTCGGCACCCGGTCTCCCACTCGGCGAGATAAAGCAGGTCGTAAAGTAGTGTCTGGTCATTCTCGGTTCGCTGGATAAGATGTTCCAGATGATTTGACGCTCGCGCTTTGGCGGTTTCAAGTATGCCTTCCGGGAAGAGCAGGTTGTATCGCTTGTATCCGAATTCAAACGCGGTCGGAGTAAAAGTGTTCGCAA